CATCATCGCTTTGAAGCAAAACGTGAGAAACGGCAGATAAACTTTGTGGGTGATAAGTCGTGGAAAGTCAATACAGAGAAATATATAAAGTTTTATAAAACAATTTTATAAGCTTATGGCAGATCTTTTTAAATTCGTAGATTCTGATTGTTCACCATCATGTAAAGAACAAAACTTTACCATCCAAGATGAAGATACCTTGGCACAGCATGTAGCTGAATTGTTAATGGGACAATATCGTCATGTTGGTATGGTGCTAGATGCTTTGGACTCTACCCTGGCTGTTCAGTTTCATGAAAACCAAAAGAAGTCAATTATTTCCATCTTGCGGTTGGAAGAAGGCATGACGGCAGAGAAAAGAGATGGTTGGATTTTCCAAATGATTTCTTGGATTATAGTATATCTCAATCATATAATCCGCAAAACGAAATGTTTTCGCATTTTGGAATGAAACGCTATAATTTCAAAAACGAAACGCAACTTTTCAAGGTTATACCCCACACCTCAAAAATTCAAAAAAATCGACCGGCTTCGCCGGAACGAAATACATTTGAAGGCAGTTAGAACATCATCCTAACTGCCTTCTTTCGTATTGTCGCTTCGTTCCACGCTTTGACGCTTTGCGTTTACGCTACCTCGATTATCGCTTTGAACGCACTGACGCTTTGCGCCCAGACGATTTTTCCGTGGAAGGCCAGGCGTGAGCCGACATTCGCATACGCACCCGCTGCACCGTAACCCGCATACGCACACACGACACCGCCATACGCATTCGCGTAGTTGTACCCACGATAAACCACACGGCCAGTGGCTGTGCTTATCCAGTAATAATCTGAATAGTATGTACTCGACGAACCCTGCATAGCCCCGGCTGGTACAATAGCCATCAGCTTTCCATGAGCCACAGCCGTTATCCAGCCACTTGAAGTAGAACCCTTTATCATTATGGTGCTGCCGTCGGGCATCCAAATGCGCCACTTGCCCTCATTGCCACTCGTGTTCGGCAGGTCAACACCGTCCATCATGTCATACTTGTGTCCGTAGATGTCCTCATACCCAAGGCAGCAGATATTGTTCACCTGCGTCACCTTTGCAGCACCGTACTCATCCTTGTCTATATACCAGGCATATTGGTGCACTCTGTTCTCGTCCACCAGACTGTTTGTCACATTCGGGTTGATTGCCTTTGCGCCCTCATAGCCTATAGTGTCCTGCATGCCTCTTGACATCGTGCCGCCAGTCGTGCGCATATTCGTATGCGAGCCAGCGCCACACTGCTCCTGCATGTTCCTCCTGCCATACTTCGCATAGGCAAGGTTCGCAATGCGGAAATGCATCAGAGCGTCAATCTGCTGCATACCTCGCTGCACGCTGTAATAATGGAAGTCCGTCCATGTCATACTTGCAGTGGTACTGCCGCCGGTTATGCAGGCACGCAGCTTGCTACCGACTACAGAACTGCCCACAACAGCGCACAGATGCTCATCGTTCGCAAACCATTCAGGCTCCATATCCTCTATCTTGCTGCTGTTGGATAGCACCACCTTGTCAAATTCGGCTGTGTTCAATATAGAAAAATACAAAGTCTTGGCTCCCTCCGGCACATCGCTGATTAGATACATGCCCGCCTCAAAACGATTACCAATAACAGGAACGATGACATCCTTTACAATATTGCCCAAAGCATCCGTGAAAGCGCTGCCCACAAGGCTCGTGCCCGGCACACTCGGCCAACGCACCCTTTTGTGTCCCGACACGTCAACCATACACACCGAGTACGAATTGTCGGTGCTATAGGCGTTCTTGATGGTGCCCTTTCCCGTCATCACCTTCTTGCCGTTGACATAACCGCCCTGCACCGCCTTGATGTCATCAAGCGTCAATACATCCACATTCGGCACAGCCGGCATGTGATCCTTGTCCTTCGAGCTGTAGCAACTGTAGTTCTTGCTGTTCAAGAAGTCATTCACACCCTTGCTCCAGAAGAAAGGCTCGTGCATCATCAGGTCACCCTCGCTGCCGTCAAGTTTGGCAGGGGTTCCGTCTGCATACTTGGTGCTGTCCTTATCGTCAAGTTCCATGTAAGTCATCTCGCCGTCAAGATTGTTCACCACGGTATCGACATTCGCGATGTTCACGTTCCTCGTGGTCGCCTTCTTTGTCACCTTCGCCAGCACTCTGTGGCGGTTCTTCAGTATCGCAGCCACATGGCCGCTTGGCTTGTAGTCGTTGCCGTACTTATAGCCCGTGCCGTTATCCAAGTTCGAGAGATTTGCATCGTCTGCCACGCTCTCGTCGCTCTCCAGCATTGTATATTCAGGCTGCTCGATGTTCAACTCCGGGTAGTGCTCGATGTATGCAGCATAGGTCTCATCATCAACGTAACGAGTCAGTCGGTATGTGCCTACCAGTCGGCAGCTCTCCACATTGCCGCCATTCTCGTCCACACCGCCCGTCTGCATCAGTGAGGCCAGCAGGCTGCCGTCGCCTTCCATGTCGATGCCGGTCACACGCAGATACTTCACGTTTCCGCACCTTGCGTGCAGCGTCTGCCAGTCCACACCCGGACAATTGTCAACCACAAGTCTGTTGATGTTGCTTGTGCCCTCAAGCGTCAGACCGCTGGTCGTCAGTTTGCCCAGATAGCGCAGTTCCAGTGTCTGCAACGTTGCCGGGAGCGTTACGCTCGTCAGCGGAGCACCCTGTGCGAAGTTCACGCCGGTCAGGGCTGTCTTGCCTGCCTTCAGTGTCTCCAGCTTCGTGTTGTTGCTCAAGTCTATGCCAGTGAAGCTGCCTGACTTCAAGCCGGTCATATTCAGAGTACGCAAGTTTCGGCAACCGTTCACCAGCAATGTGTTCAGCGTTGTCTGTGTCTGGCCGCAGCTCACGTCAAGCGTCCGCAGGGCGGAACAGTTGTTCAAGTTCAGAGTCTGGAGTATGGCATGGCTAACGTCCGTCAAGTCAAGCCCCATGATGCGGCTCGCACCGTAGATGTATTGCGGGTCATTCACGATGAGGTCTGTGTCAAGCGTCAGTTCCACCTGACTTCCCGTGTCCTCCGCCAGCACTGCGCTCTGGTGCGGTGTGCCGCTCGTATAGCCGTACCCGAAGAAATACCGCTCGCTCGCCGTGATTCTTATCTTCCGGTTGTCACTCCCGAACTTATAGCCGAAGTAGGCTGCGAAACTGTCCTTTCTGTATGTTCCGCACACATACTGGCTGTCCAGCAATGCAAAGCGGTTCTGGATGGTATAGGTGCGGTGGGCATATCGGCTGCCCTGGAGTGCATAGAGATAGTCATAGTAACTCGTAGTGCCGTCTGCCGTCGTCACACCCTCCGTCAGCGGCTTGATGTACTTGTAGATGCCGTCCTTGTTGTAGATGCGCTCACACCAGTTGCCCATCATCTCCTCATTGAACACCTTCAGCACATACTCCAGCGACATCGTGCTTCGCAGCTTGTCTGCCACCTCCCTCAGTTTGTCCGGGCAGCCTCTCACAAGTTCCCACAGCACGGAGTCGTGTCCTGCAAACGCATACGAGCCGATGCTCTCGTCCATCGTCTCCCACGTTATCGTGTAGTCGTATTTCAGAACCGAGTCGTTGCGCTCACCGAACACCGTGTCCATGTCGTATGGGATGAAGTACCATATCTTGCCGTCCCACGTCACGAGCATCATGTTCTTCGCGCGGTTGTCCACAGCCATGAAGTAGTCCGTTATCAGATACCATGCAAATGGCGAGTCGTTGCCGAAGTATTCCGCATATTCGTTCAGGAATTTCGTCGGGTTGCCCTTGCACGAGTATATCCACTCCCAAAGGCGCTTCACTGCCGCCTTGTCGTCCTCATGCGCCGTCGCCCATGTGTCGTCGGCCTTGAAGCGGAACTCCAGAGCATCGCCAAACGTGTCCATGTTGCTCGTACCGAACAGGCACAATGTCTCCGAGTTGTTCAGGAACTCCAGGCAGATACACTTGTTGCGCTCGCCCTTTAGTGCAGCCTCGTCATTGAAGCCCTCGATACCCTCAAAGCCGTAGATGATGCCGCTGCCGCTCTTCTCGTTGTTGAAGTTGTACTTGCCAAGATACACGTTCTCACCCGTGCCGTTGTTGTCGTAGAACAAATCTATCGGGAAACCGTCCACGCCGATTCTCACATCATAGTTGCCCTTGTAGGCCATTTGTGGCGGAGTCAGCCAGCCGCATCTCTTCCAGATGTCGTTCACCACTCTCACCGCACCCGTATTGTGCGTAGATGAAGAGTCCGAGAAGTCCGCCTTCAGACAGAATATGTCTATCGGTCTTGCACCTGGTTTGAACGAATATTTGAAGTCCGCGACCTCCACGCCGTTCACATACAGCTTAGTGCCGTACTTCGTCGAGCGGCTGAAGTAGATGCGGTAGTTCTTTCTCGGGTAGGTCGTCGATGAGGTGCCTTGTATTCTCAGTCCGCACTGGTAGATGATGAAGTCATACTCCTTACCGTAGGCAGAGTAGAAGTAGATGTCCACCGGAACCTCAAACTTCTTGTTGTTCGTCTGGTTCACAAGGTTCACGTCACCCACGATCCTCATCACGCTCTTGCCCATCGCACGCAGTTTGTCTATATCGACATCAGTGCCCTCGTCGTCCATCACCTGGTTCTTCTCGAACAGCACCACCATCTCGTCGCTCGTCGGGCGGTCCACCATGAAGTTCGCCAGTTCCTCATCATCGCCCAAGGCACGGTTATACACGCGCAGGTTCCGCACCTCCACGTCCGCGCTCTCGCTCGTGATCCTGATGTTCGTGGGTTCTTCCTGGAGCAGCGAGTCCGTCGAGGCATACTGCTTCGCACCGCATAGGATGCCGTTCACATACAGCATCATCAGTCGGTTACCCTTCTTCTCCTGCACCACGAAGGCTATCTTCAGTGTCATACCGCTCGCGAACTTCGTGCCCACTTCCGAGCCTGCGCCCGTCCGCATCAACGCCTCCTGCGTGGTCAGTCTGAAACCGACATTGCCGGTCATGCAGTCCACCACCGTGCCTTTGCGGTCGGTCACATTACTGCAGGTCAGTTCCATCTCGTAGGTCGCACCTGTCGTTGTGGCGTCATTGGCAAATGGCTTGTAACCTATCTCGATGTTTGCCCCGTTCGTCAGTTTCAGCGCGTCGCCCGTCCAGCCGTTGCTCTGCCAGTCAAAACCTTCAAACACCGTTTGAACGTCGTTATAACGCCATTCAGCAGGCTCGCTCTCGGCATTGCTTCTGCCGGCTGCCGTCAGTTTCAGTACGAGTCCGGCTGTCGCCTCGCTCAGGTCAATGCCGCTCTCCGTCACCTTCACGTTCAGCTTGTATTCCGTAGTGCCGCACTTCAGCACCATGGCCACGTCGCCCTGCTCCAGGAAACGGTTTGTATATACCTGCGTCGTCCTCGGGACGCTCACCGTCTGCGTATGAATGCCGTCTCTCCACACACCCACCGTCGCCGGGGTCGTTGTCGGGTCATACGCCACAAAGTCAAATCTCACCTGCTCATACTGACCGGTTTCAATAGTCGGGGTCAGATGGTCGTCCGCAAAAATGCGTCCGTCACCGAAAGTCAGCTTCGTGCCGATATACGGGGCGTTCTGTCCGGCCTTCAGAATGTCAAAGTAGATGCTCTCACTCTTCAGCGTCAGCTCCGCGCTCGCCTCCATCTCGGCTACGATCTGCACCGTGTGTCGTCCGATGCTCACCCCCGACATCGACAAGGAGAAACTGCCGTTGGTCGTGCCGCTTCTTTTCACCGTCTGCGAGTCCCACTGGTGTCCGTCCAGATACAGCGTCACGGTTTTGTCGCCGCTTCCGCTCACCGCGAAGGGGATGCTCACCGCCTCACTCACGCCGTAGCCACCCTTGGCGACACACTCGGCTATGTTGAAGCTGCTGCTCAGCGCAAGGGTCACAGCCTTCACGCTCACATAGCTTTGCCTCGTCTGTGTCTTGCCGGTGGTCGGGTCGGTTGTGGTAGCCCTCACATAGATGTCTGTCGTGCCGAGCAGCAGGTATTTCGTCAGATCCAGGGTATAGGTTCCCTTGCTCACATCATGCTGCGTGTCTGCATACATCACGGTCGCGCCTCTCTTCATCTCGATACTGACTGTTGCCTTCTGGCCCGTGGATGTGCCTTTCTCGTCACCGCTGCTGTACTGGTGGTCATACGTCCATGTCAGCATCGCGCTGTCGCCTTCCTTTATGATGGTCTTGCTGACGGCTGCATCCAGCACGATTTTCGTGGTCGAAGCGTCACCGCCTCCACCGCCGCTTCCTGCCGGAATGTCCGCAGACGCTATCTCCGCACCGCTCTTGTTGGTCAGTGCCAGGCGCACGCTGCTGCCGTCGTCACTCAGTTCGGCATTCATGCCCAAGACGGTGCTCGCCTCTATCTCCATCAGCTTTGCCGTCACCGCAGCGTTCTGCACCGGGTTCGTCGAACTTGCGTTCAGACTCTCGTCCACCTCAGTCTCGCTGATGGTGATAGCAACGTTGCCGTCCTCGCCCGGTTCCAGTTTCTTGCCGTTCAGCGTCACGCTCTTCACCGTGCCGTCGCCGCCAAAGTCCTCCCAACTCGCCGCCTGCTCCCAGCTCTCGATGTTCGTGCCCTTGAACTGCTTGGTCTCCCATTTGCCCTGTGCCGTCTCGTAGGTGATGCAGCGTCCCTTCGCACGTGCCTTTCCTTCCACGGCTGCTATGGCGGTCTCAAGCGTATAGTATCCGCTCTCCAGCGGAACCTGCTCCGTCACGTTATAGGTGTTGCCACCGCCGCTTCCGCTTATCTCCACAAGGTTCTCTTCCTCATCGCTCCACACATACACCACGCCGCTGCACACATACGCCTTGTCCTTCAGTACTTCCGTGCGCACATCATTCATGTACATGTCTGCGCCAGGCCAGTTATTGCAGTATATGTTACCATTCTTCCCGCAGAAGGATTTGTTCACCGTGTCATAGTACACACCGTCTATCTGGGGGTATGATACAAGTCGTATCTCCACGCCTTCCACCAGCCCGTCAAACCGCGCTGTCGCACCGTTCCTCGCAGCCAGTGCCGTGTCCTTGTACTCCGCTTCCACGCTCTCTGCCTTTGCCACAGCAGCGTTGGTCTTCTGGGCGGCATCAGTGGCCTTGCTTGCCGCATCGTTGGCGGTTTGGGCCGCTGTCTTCGCTGTTGCTGTTGCCGTATCTGCTTTCTTTGCCGATGCGTCAGCCACAGCAGCAGAAGACTTGGCGACAGCTGCTGCATCCTCCGCAGGTTTTGACAGCAGTTTCAACGGAGCGCTCACCACCGTCTCGCCTCTCATGGCAGGGAGGCTCACCACACCGTCCAGAGTGCTCACCGTTTCCAGTTCATCCACACTCTGGCTGTCAGTCTTTATCTGGTTCACCACATCCTGGACCAGTTCCTTCTTCTCTTCTTCTGTCAGTGCCATAGTCGTATATCTTTTTGTTATGATTGTTTATTGATGATTCTTGCCGTATATTTCGTAGGCCAGCCGTTAAGCGTCTCGGTGCTGTCTGGGTCATACACCAGTAGCACCTCAAGCGTATCACCCTTGCCCATATCCAGAGTCTCGTAGTGTCCGCCATCCCAATGTACCATCACTGGCAGTTCCTCGGTGTTCCAAGGATATTCCTTTTTGCTGTCCTGCTGGCTATAGCGTCCACACACCTTGTAGTTGCTTGACCCTATGTCGGCGATGATAGTTATTCTCATGCAGAATGGGGTGTTCTTTCCAATGGCCAAACCATCCCTCACTTGCCCTATCTTGGGCAGTGCCACAACGGCAGAGCTTTGCGTCGCCTTAACGATGAAGCGGTTCGCAGCCTGCAGGTCCATATAGCCGACAAACACCGTGTTCGCCTTGTCAAGGGCTATCTTTTTGTATGCATAGCCGTCCATAGCTCCGTTCAGCACGCCCGAACCTTTACCCGCAAAGGCGAAGTTCCCGTTCATGGAATTTTCTATGTCGAACACGATGCCATACTTCGGAGATATGCCAAAATCGAAATTGTAATCAGTGGCTGTATCCACCAACCGGCATAGCATAGGTTGTCCGTTGGTGTTCCATGTGCCGAAGATGGCTTGCCGTCCCTTGTCGTTGAACCCTATCATGTCATCATACAAGAACAGGCCGTTTTCAGTATCCTTTACCTCTATTGTGCCATCTTCGTTATAAATAACATCTGCACCACCTATGTGCCCGTTCCCTATGCTGAAACCACCAATGGCTCCACCCTCAGCGTACACATGGCCTCGGAATGTTCCATTCACAGCCTCGATGCTGCCGTCTTCCTTTACCTTGAAATAGCCGTTGGCCGTCACCAGTCCCTCCAGCTTGATATTGTCCGCCGTCAGCTTGATGACGGTTTTCTTATTGCCCTCGGCATCCGTTTCCTCTACGCCCACACCTATCAGAGCCAGTTTGCCGTTTGCATCCTTAATATAGATACCCGTACCTTCGGGTTGTATCATCAGCCCTGTCTCTTGCAGTGCCCGCTCGTCCTTGTCATACACGGCAGCCGATATTTTCACCAGTCGCTCCGACTGCTCAAACAGCGTTTTGTACTTGTACGTCAGTGCCTCAATCTTGTCAGTGCTCAGCACCAGCATATACAGATAGATGTCGCCGTCAAACTCCAACTTGAAGTCGCCCGTGCCGTTCCACAGTCCGCTGCAGGTATATTGCACATAACCGTCGGTAGCTGCGATTTCCTCGCTCACCTCCATACTGTTGAAGTCCGCGAACCCCGTCTTGTCAACATTCTCAAAACCTATCTTCAGCGTGCCGGCCTTTGCGCAGCGATAAAAGAAGCTCAGATACACTGGCAAGGCTTCCTTCTTCCCGTCGCCGTTCGTCGGAAATGTCGGCACAAAGCGCAGATTCTCGTGCTTCTGGCGGATATACTTGTTGCGTATCCGCACCACCTTGCGTCCCATGTCTGTCACCACGCTCGCACCGTCACCCTTCTTCGATAGTGCTGCGCCGTTGGCCCACACCCATTTGTTGCCGACGAGAAAGAACACCGTCTCATTCTCCGAGTTCCACTTCTCCAGTCCCGATGCAAACGTCGGGTTGTTCAGATAACCCTTCTCGCTTAGGAAATCGTTCCTCACGCTGTCGATCGCGCTCTGCACCTTACCCTCCGTTATCTCCAGCTTGGTCTTGATGTCCTCGCCGGTGGAAAGCAGGAACGTGCCGCGCAGATACACGTTGTCGGCATACAGGCCGTTGCCCTTCGGCTGGTTATCCAGTGGAAAGCGGTCGTCCTTGATGTCGTTAAGGTTGCCGAGCCTTGCACGCAGGGCGTGGTCAAAGTTCTTGGCGTTCACTCCGTCCAGCACGTCCACTCTCGGGTGGCCGTCCTCCGAGGCGGAGATGAGGACGAGGTTCTGGCGGTTCGCCGTCTCGGTGTTGCCCATAAGCACACACTCGTCGCCCTCTTCGGGCTGTGCGGTCTCAAACTCGGATTTCTCCACAAGTATGCCACCATTCGCGATGCCGGCCACTTCCACCCAGTAGGCTTTCTGCGACGTGCCGGTGAACACTTGGCAGCGCATCAGGTCGTGCGCCACGAAGGTGTTCTCCTGCTCGAAGGTGATGTGCCAGTAGTCGCCCTGCTCCCGCACCGTCTTTATCTTGCCGTTGGCCGCGCTGACGCAAATCTGTCCGCCCACGCTGCGCACCTTGTTTATCAGCAGTTCAAAGACATTCATCACGCGCCTCACGGTTAGCTTGTCAACTATCAGGTGCGACAGCAGGTCCTCGTCAAGGCCGATTTGCCAGCCGTTGCCTGTCATACCACTGCCGCCATAGTTGGCGCTGCGCAACAACTCACGCACCACGAGGGTGAGCAAATCGGCATTGCCCTTGCCATCGACGCGCCCGTTCTCCTCCTGCCCGAACACCACGCCCTGCTCAAAGGTTATCCGTCCCTTCGTGCGGTCGTTGCGTTTCTTGCTCAGAAACTCCTGCTGGCTCCTTCTTGCCGAAAACAAATTGTTGTCCGTAGGCAGAGTCGTGTCCCAAGAGCGTATCACGTCCGGCAGCTCCACAGTGTTCGCCTTCACCTCGCTCCGCACGTTCTCTATATCGTCCGCTATGCGGCTCTGCGTCGTTTGCGACAGCACGTCGCTTATCTCGATGTCAGCCTCCGTCGGGCGCTCCAGCTTCTGGTCCACAACTGTTATGCGGCTCTCACGGTAGCCGCTCGCAAAAAAGCGGTCACTCTCCAGCCGCACCCTTTGCCCCATGCACGGCACAACGCCGCGCTTCTTCAGCGCCACATAGTCCGTCGAGCATTTGTACACGCTTTTGTCCAGGCAGTGCTCGTCCATGTATTTTTCCACCGCCGTCGCATACTCCTCCTCCGCTATCGGGTAATACTCGTCCGGCATCCTCACGTTCCACAGTATATAGGTGTCATCCGCTTTCGGCTCCAGCACTCCGCCCGGCACCTGCGTGTCGTCATCGTATGGCCATATCGTTATCAGCTCAAACTCCCGCGTCTCGCTGTTATAGTTCACCTCAAAGTAGTGCTCCCCGTCCTCGTCGTTGCCCAGACCGGCCAACTGCCCCGTCTGGAACGTCACGCGCTTCACCAGACCTCCTATCTCATATTCGTTCGGATCGAAGTTCATCTCGCCGTCCGTGAAGTAGTATATGTCGAAAGGCTTGCCGTCATCGCCCTTTTTCGTCTCCTTCCTCACCGAGCTCACCTTGCCCGTGCGCCGCGGGTATATGTCCTGGAACGCCGTCTGCTCGAAGTGCTCCACAATGCCCAGCTCCGTGTTCCGTTCCACATACGTCGCACGGCTCGGCAGCAGCTGCCGTATTTCTCAGCGTCTATGTTGCGGCTGCTGCCTATCGGGAACAGTCGGGTGAAGAACTTCACGTTGTCAGCCGAGTCACGCTCTATGCTCAACAGACCGTTGCCGTAGCCCAGCGTCACCTCGTCACCCCTCTCGCAGCGGCACACGTTCACCGTCATGCCCTCTATCCACCATTCCGTCCCGGCCTCGTCGGCTATCTTCTTCAGAGCGTCGTTCCCGTACAGACCCTCCGAGTAGTCCACCACGATGTTGCCCGTAGCCTCCACCTTGCCCACCTTCCAGTCCGTTATGCCGCCCATCCAGCGGTTCAGGTTCTTCACCACCAGTGCCACATGCTCACGGGCCGTAGCCGTGTAGCTGAATACTGGCGAGTCCTCCGTGTTCAGCATCAGCGCCTGTTTGATAAGGCTCGCCGCACCGTACAGTTTCACCGAGTACGTCCATTTCCTGCGACCCGTCTGCTTCGGCGTGTACGTCTCCACACACCAGAACTTCCGCCCTTCCCACACCGTCCAGTCGTTCAGCTCCAGTGTCACGCACTCCTGGCTGTCCAGCGACACGCTCAGGTAGTCGTCACCGCCCACCTCCTCGTGGTGAGTGCTGCTACTGTCGGGCACCAGCGTTGTCCTCAGCAGGTTCCGTTTGTCATATATCTTCAGCTCCATGTCCTTTGATGTCCTTTTTATCGTTGTTTTATCGTTGTTTGAATACCTTGCAAACGCCGTTTCAGTACAGAGGCTTCGGCTCCCTGAATTTCAGCCGCATCCTGCTGCACACGCCGCCTTCGCCTATCGGGGTCAGTTGCTCCGTCTCCGTTGCCCCCAGATACCGCAGTCTGAACGTGCGGTCTATCTCTGGAAGCCTCACCTCCAGCCATCCGTCCTTGCCCGTCCGCAGCATCGTGAAGAACCTGCCGTAGTTCACGAAGTACGCCTGCGCCGACTCAGCCCATAAGCAGAAGTACAGCTCCACGTCACGCGCCTGAAGGTGCAGCTCTATTTCTTCCGGCAGCTCCTCTCCGTCAGCGTCAGGATTGTCCACCACCGTCAGCTCCTTCGTCGTGCTCGGCTTCAGCAGAGCCTCATAGTTAGTCCATTCTCCGTCCTTCTTCTCCGTCAGGAACACGCCCCATTCCTGGGCTGCGTCCTTGCCGTTTATGTACAGCAGACCTTTCGTTATCTCCATGCTCTTTCCTCCTTTTTTCTTACCTTGTTTTAATGCCGTCCCTACGCAGCGTGGTCAGGTCGTCCTTCATGTCACGCATGTCCTTGCGCATCAGTTTCAGCGTCTCGCTGCACTCGCCCGTATTCGTATCTATACGTTTCAGGTGTCCCAGAGCCGTCTGCATGCTCCCCGCCACATTCTCCACGTTCGTGTCTATGTTCGTCTCGTGCACCAGCATCGCCGTGTACAGGCCCTCCAGTTTCGTTATGCTCTCCTGCGAGGCCGTCGTGTATGCACCGCTCTTTCCCGTCTGCGTCGTGCTGTCCCCCTGCCACAAGTCCAAGCCCTTCTCCTTCGCCATCTGACGATACTTCTCCAGAAGCGCGTTGAAGGTTCCCTGCTGGCTCAGAGCATTGTCCGTCATGTCGTCCAGAATCCGCACATAGTTGCCAAACTTCTCCTCGTCCGTCAGGTCCTCGCGCTTCATCACGTCCAGCATCTCCTCCTGAGCCTTCTCCAGCAGTGGGGCTATCGTCACCGTGTATATCATCTGCTCCGCCAGCTTCTCCAACATACCCGTCAGCGAGTCCGCAAAAGCCTTCCCCGCATCAGTACCGTTCTTGAAGGCGTCCACCAGCGCGTCCGTCAGCGTCTGCCCAAGGTCGCCGAACACACCCTCAAAGTAGTCCTTCACAGACTCCCAAGCCTCCTCAGCCTGGTCATATAGGTCTATGATATACTGCAGGGCCTCCTTGTCATTCTTCGCAAACTCACGGCTGTTCATGATGCTCTCAGCCAGCTCGCGGTTAAAGTTCCCCGCACTGTCTATCAGCTCAGGATAAACGTCCAGTATGCTGCTGTACGTATCCTTGCCCTTGCCCCAGCCGAACAGACCCGTCTTCTTATGGCCCGTCTTTATCTCAATGTCAGCCAGTCCCGAGTAAGCGTCCTTCAGCTCCGAGTAGCCCTTGTTCACAATCTTGTTCCAGAAGGCATTCCCAGTATCAAGGTATCCGAACTTCTTCTGCTGCTCAGCCGTGCCCGCAATCTCCGCCTTCAGACCAGCGTAGGCATCCTTCATCACCCTCACAGCGTTCGCAGCCTTCCCGTAAGTGTCCGTGCCGAATATCGTCTGAGCCTTCTCCAGCTCCAGGTTCTGCTCCATCAGCAGCAGGTTATACTCACGCTGCTGAGCCGTCACCTCCTCCATGATCTTCTCCAAAGCAGCCTTATGACGCGCACTCGCCTGAAAAGCCTTCGTCACCCAGCCGATAGCCTCGCCCGCGGCAGCAGCTATGCCGCCAACTACGCCGCCCTCAGCAAAGCCACGGCCTATGTTGCTCACACTCGTCATCACACCCTGCACAGCATCCATCGCCTCAGCCATGCCATCGTTACCCGCCGCCTCAAACATCTCGCTCAACCTTCCGGCCAGGTCGCCCACCATCTCAGCAGAAGCCGCAGCAGACTCACCAAGGCGCTTCAGCTTAGCCTCAAGGCCCTTCTCCTCACCATCCTCGCCGTGCTTGAACAGCTCCCCAACCGCATCAGCCAGAGCCCTGAACGGATTCTTACCGAGCACCTCCTTCTTCAGCTTCTCATACTGCTCCGTCAGAGCCTTCAGCTTCTCAGGGCTCTTCTCCAGAGCCTTCAGCTCAGCCGGCGAAAAACCAAGCCCCGCCATGTCCTTCTGCGTGATCCTACGCTCCGTCCTTCCGTTCCCGTCCTTTATCACAGCCGTGCCCTCAGCGTCCTTCGTCCCACGCAGATAGTCCATCAGCACCTTTATACGGTCTATTATCTTCTGCACCTCAGCCACACTCTTCTCCGAAGTGTCTGCAAACAAGTCCACAAGCACCTTGTTCTCCTTGCCAAGCTCCGTCAGCTGAGCCTCGTCCACAGACTTCAGCGCAGCACGCTCCTGCTTCGCCAGCTCTGCCAACGCACGCTCCTTCACATCCTCGCCTATAGGACGCCCGTCTGCGTCCACAGCCTTCTCTATCTGTGCACGATCCTTCGCAAACTTCTCGCTGATGCTCTTGCGCTGCTCCTCGTAGTCTTGGTATTTGGCGAGCAAATTCTGATAGAGCTTTGCTTCGGAGTTTCGCTTGTATGCGTTTGCGGCTTCAGTGTATTGTTTCAGATAGTTTTTTTGGTCAGCACTCAAATCATCTACAGTAACAGTTGGGCGCTTCAACCCTTGTTTCTTCCAGTCAGGATGGGCCTGTTCAAATGAGAGGTCTGATATATTCTGAAGTTCATCTACCCATTCTTGCTGGCGCAAACGATTCGCTTCGATAAGTTTATCGTAATTGAGATTTATCGTTTCAAGTTCCTTGTCAAAACCCTCTTGCAAACCGTCAATCTCCGCTTGTTTCAAATCAAATGCGGTCTGCTTTTCTGATGCTTGCTGTTTACGTTGTGCCGCTTCTACCTGACGACCTTTCTCGTCCTGCTCAGCAGCCTTTATATTAGCTTTCTCCTGAGGTGTAAGCCCCGTGTTCTTTGTCTTTTTTGTTTTCTTTGATGTGTCACCACCTGCAGCCTCAGTTTGCCTTTGCCTTCTTTTCTTCATCGCGTGCCTTGCGCAATGCAGCAAGATAGGACGCTTCATCAGGATAGAGGGAACGATTATTGCGGTTCTTTATGACTTTCTTTACTTCATTCTGCGCATTGGTCCATGCAGTTTTTGCATCTTTCATGAAGTCTTTAGAGGCATTCTCGTGTATGCTTTTCATGCGAGTAGTAGCCGATTTAATGCGGCTTTGCAATTCGGCAACACTAGTTGCGACACTCTCTCCTGGAAGTTGTACAAGTTTCTTGCCTTGCTTGTTCGCGGAAGCGATACAGTTCTTGTAAAAGTTGATTGTCTTTTGAGCGGTCTCAGCGTTCATACTATTCAACTTTGCCATAAACTTGTTATGGTTATCTGTTCGCACTTGCTGCACATCTTTCCACACTGTACCCTCTGAAGCTTTAATCAACGATTCTATAGCGGAGTTGAATGTCTGAAACGTGCCACGCACGTTCCTTACTTCTTTATTATATTTCTTGTCAAGGTTCTGATAGAGATTATAATCAGAATCTGACATATTCAAGCGTCCCGTCTTATAATATTCTTTGCGTAGTTCGAGGTATTTTTTTAAGTCAGCCACTCGTTGTTGGTCTGCCTTCAAATTACCTTCGCCTTTAAGATTACGTTCTTCACGAAGTTCCTCGTTATATTCTCGGCGTGCCTCCGTCAGTTTGTCAATAAGTTCTTTTTCGGTCTTGTATTTCTCAAAGACTGACGGCATCAATTTCTTTAGTTTTTCTAGAGCTTCTACTCTGTCTAGTTCCGCTAGATTCTCATCTGTTATGGTGCTTATACATTTTTCAATCGCTTCTTTTTTGTCATTGATTGCATCTGTCTGTTCTTTCTCACGGTCAGCCGCACGTTGAGCCTCGTCAGCGGCAGCAGAGCAATTCTTTGAATATATAGCCAGCGCAGCGGCAGCAGACAAAATAACAGTTGCAAGTAACACATAAGGATTGGCATTTGCTGTTATATTGAAGGCTTGCTGTGCAGCTGTTGCAAGTCCCAATTCTTTACGGAACATAGCCACAAGGCGAATGTTTTCAACAAAAGAAGCAGCCTTCTGTACTGCCAGTGTTGCAATCAAAGCTGTTTTATAACTGCCATATACCGCAACAAGCGACATAAGGGCTTTTCCTACCGCTTCATAGTTCTTTACAAGTTCTGAAGCCACTTCAACGCTGCCCGTTAAAATACCCTCACTCTTTTCACCCATGGCATTGAACATGTCGTCAATAGCACCTTCCAAATTTGAGATTTGTCCCTTCAAACCTTTGCTTTGCTTATCCAGCATACCATGAAACTTTCCACCCTCTGCGGTTGCGTCAGCAAATGCCTGCGCCACCATTTCTGAGCTGATAGCACCTGCGGACATCTCGTCTTTGAGTTGCCCTATGCTTTTGCCGGTTTTTTCCGATATGGTAGCGAGTGGGTTGAAACCGGCATTTATCATCTGGAGCAAATCCTGTCCCATCAGTTTGCCTGTAGCCGACATTTGCGAAAATGCAAGTACAAGCGAGTTGAAGCGGTCACGGTCGCCCATAGAGATGTCACCAATCTGCTTTAGGGTCGGTATGACTTTCTCTGCTTCGATATTGAATCCAAGCATAGTCTGCGCTCCTCCCGCAAGTTCGTTGAGCATAAGCGGTGTGTTCACGGCATATTCACGCAATTCACCGAAGAACTGCGTAGCTTTGTCCTTGCTGCCTAATAATGTTTCAAACGAGATGCTGAGGTTTTCCACTTCCTGGCGCACATCAATCATTGTTTTCACAAATTCCACAGCCTTCTGTGCCGTGAACACACCGCCAATGGTCATGCCGACTCGTTTCAAGGACTCATCAAGCAAATTAGCCTTAGTCTGGGCATCCAACATGCCCTGGCTAAGGTTCCCTTTCATCAATAATTCTACTTCTACAGCTTTCATGTCATTTCTTCAGTCTTGTTTGAAAACACTCCAGGATCTCCTGCGCGGTACGCTTGCCGTTCACTTTACGCGACGGCCCAGAATCTTCCTTGCCCTTCACCTTCACATACCGCGGAGCATCGGCAAGCATCAGCACCAAAGTCTCCCAGTTCACACCCCACAGCATATAGTCCACACTCCAGCCAGTAGCCTGAGCCACCTGCCAAAGCATACCGAAGAGGCTATGTGAACCCTCATACTTAGTTCTTAACTCCCCTTCCTTTAATGGCTCGCCATCGTCGGCTTCAGCGGATTCGTCGCCGCCGACAATGCGATAATACTCTCGAAACCCCGCGTGCCCAGCAGAAGCGTCCAGCGTCTGAAAGCCCCCTCAAGCCAAACGTCATCCACCCACCAGCGTAGCAACCATGCCACCACGCCCGTCAGTAGCAGCCCGCTCCACTTCCCCCTGCATATCGTCAGCGCAACAATCCGGCTCACAGTGCGACCGTGCTCCCCAAGCCAAGCCAGACGCTCTGACTCTGTCATCGCCTCCAGCTCCGCGTGAGTCACGTTCATGCCGGCAAACAGACGGGCTATACGTATCTGGCCGCCAAGACGCGGACGGCCCATCCTGAAACGCAGACGTATCGCCTCCTTGCGCCACGGCAGACGCAACTCCTTAAAAGGAACGGAGACACCCACGTCCAAAAGTGCCTCCGCTGCCTCTTTCTCTATATGGCTGTCATTCATCGCTATCGGTGTTTATCTATCCAGCCACATCATCAATGCTGTAAGGCTTGCTACCGTCGTCCGGAATCATCACCTCAACCTCAACCTTCACCTTCGACACACTGTCCAAGTTCAGGTCGCCGTCAATGTATGCCGAGATGAAAGCCTTCCTGATGTTTATCTCGTGCGACGAGTCCGTCTGTATCGTCAGTGGACTCGTTATCTGCACCAGATCCGATGGAGCTTCCCAGCCCGTCGCTTTCTCCGCCGTCTTCTTCACCACACCGCCCATCAGAGCTGCCATGTTCTCGTAGTCCATCTGGATAAGGTCAAAGCTCGGAGCAATCGTGCCGTTCGACTTCGGAATCACAAGCACAGGACCGCCATGCTTCTGAGCAGCGTTGATCTTCGTCACCTCGCCCTTCGCACCGTTCAGCTTGAAGCTGTTTTCCTCGATGTAGCCAAGTTTTTTTTCGCCTACCTTAACGACCGCCAGGCCGTACATAAAATCGTTCATAAATCTTCATTGTTAAAATTGTTATTACCGTGCAGACTATTCCGCCTGCAATAAATACACACCAGTCCACCCACCACAGCCCTCGCTCTTTCGAACGTTCTTCAACCGCCGTTTGAACACTGTCCTGAAGATGCGCGTTCTTCACGCTCAGGCGCTCGTTCTCCGCCTCATAATACGCACACAGACGCGCCAAACTGTCGCAGCCGCTCTCTATCACCAGGGTAGGAGGCTTACCGCCCACCCCCTGCTTCACACTCGCCTTCACATGCGCACGGCCCGAGCTCGCAGCATAGCTCGCCCCTTCAGGCAGTCGCCACAGACCGGAGTCAAGCGCTATCTCCAGCAATGCCGTGTCCGCCTTCACCGGCGCCGTCCACCACGCCTTCATCACGCTCGTCTCGGCGCTTGCGCTGTCCTTTCGCACTGCGCTTGCCGACACTTTGTTTTCCGACCTCACCGTCTGTCTCGTCGAGCTGCAGCTCGCTGCTGACAGGACAAGCAGCCCTGTGAGGACATAGCTGAATAGCCTCAATGGCACGCGACAGACGATTGACAGCACGTCGCGTGAGGTTGTTTTCAGCCACCAGTTTCTCAGTGATCTTTGTCGTCTCTTCATATTTCTTCTGCGTTTCAACAAGCAGAGTCGATACGTCTTCGTACATCACCTTGTAGGTGTCATGCACGCTCTTCGCCGTCTCGGCCTCCTTCACCTTGCGGTTCGCAACCCAAGCGATGGCGGCACCTATGCCGCCCGAGGGTATAGCCCACTGCAGGATTTGCATGATTACTGTGTCCGCCATCCTTGTTTTCTCTTTATTCGTTATTTACTCTGTTTTCACACTCTCATTACTGCCTGATGCCGATGCTCTCTAACCATGCCTTCACGTCAAAACTCGGGCAGGCTTTATTCACGCCTGGCAGGTCACGGTGACCAACAATCTTGATTTGTGGAAACCTTTCATGGAAGTTCCTCACGTAGTCAGTCATGGCCTTCAGCTGTGCCGCCGTGCGCGTGTCCTTGGCCGTCTTGCCGTCCTTTGCCAGACCGCCGGCATACACCACATGGCGGCTCACCGAGTTATAGCCCGCAGCACCGTTCGTCACCTCCCAGGGGTCCACCTCGGCATCCTCGTTGTTCTTCACCAGGCGCTCCACTGTTCCGTCCAGATGGAACAAATCGGTGTACCCCACCTGCTTCCAGCCCCTGCCGCCCTTCTTCACCGGGTCAGTGTGCCAGTGGCGTATCTCTTTAGAGCTTACCTCACGGCCCTCTGGCGTGGCTGTGCAGTGCAGCACCAGATATTTCATCCTTGCCATAGCCTAGCCGATGGGGTCAGCATACTCTGCCAGACCGCGGTCCACAACGTCCTGGGCACGATCCTGCTCAAATTCAAGCACCTCACCTACCTCGTGCACCACGCTCAGGTCTTCCTTGTCGCGAAACTTTGCCACGACCTTCACACTCACTGTCTTTTTCTCTGCCATAATCTTTTTTTTATTTTAGTTGTATTTGTTATCTGGGCAGAGGCGTTTCCACGCACTCCGCCGTTCCCAGTTTCTATCCCTCGGGCACGTAAGTGAACTTCTTGGTCTTTCTCCAGTCCATCACCACAATCTCCTCGCCGAAGCCAACGTTCGTGTCGGCCTTCATCAGCAGCTTGAAGAAGTACAGCTCCGATGGGTTGCTCAGCTTGTCTATCTGGATCACGCTCTCGTCGTCCTGAAGGTTCACCGCAGCGAAGAAGTTGCCGTCCGCATCGGGCGAGCACAGCGTCGCCATGATGAGCGAGTCTGGCCAAGCGGCCACAGTCTCGATGGCGATGCCCTTGAAGCGCTTGCTGTTCACCTCGCTCTCGTTCGAGTTCTTGTGCTCACGCTCTGTCAGCTCCTTGTCGTACTGGTCAAAGTCGTCAACACTCATCAGAATGCGCAGGTTCGGGTTCTCGCGCATCGCCTTGGGGATGGCGTTGCGCACAGCATACAAGCGGTCTATCATCGAGGTGGGGCCCTCAGGGTTCACCACAATCACGTCGTTTGCCTTGGCAGCTTGCGTCAATATGCCGTCCATAAGCTGGTCGTCGGTGCCGCCGCTCACATACTCGCCGTTCACAAACAGGTTGCCAAGCTCAAACTGCACCTGCTTCGACAGCGCCTCCAGAAGAGCGTTCTGGGCCTCGGGAGGAAGTTCCGCAAACACCAGGTTGCCCTTAGGCTGCCACTTTCTCCATATCTGCTCAAAAGCTCGCGGGTTAAACACCGTGAACGCCATGAAGTCGTGGGGCTCCAAGGTCTGCTCGCTGTAATTGAAGTCGCCCTGGGCATCACTCTTCTGAGGGTCTTCCTTGCGCTTCTGCAGCATCTTGCCAGCCTTTAGGCGTGGCACGCTGATTTTCTTTTCCACACCGGGAATCACCATGATGAGTCCCTTGTCCACAAGCTCGTTGCCAGTGGTCGCAACGGTCAGGATGCGCTCCAGCACCTCGCCGTTGTAGTTCGTGTTCTTTACTACTATTGCCATTTGTTTTCCTTTTTATGGTTTTTCTGTCTCTAGTCCTTTACTGGAACTGGCGCTTCATGCGCGCTTCCCTGATTTGCTTCTGGCGCTGCTCCCATGGTCCGTCGCTCACGCCGGGCTGCACATGCAGGTCGTTCATCACCTTGCGCTTCGGGGTCAGGGCCGCAAGCACCTTCTTGCCCTCGTCCATGTTTCCCTTCAGAATGTTTTCGAAGGTCGGGCGGCTTTCAGCGTTGATGCGGCCGTCCTGCTCAGCTGCGTCCAGCAGTTCCTTGCGCTCAGCCTCTGCGTCTGCCTCGGCTTTGTCTTCAAAGCCCTTCAGCTTCGTCTTCAGCTCCTTGTTCTCGTTCTCCAAGGTCTGTGCCTTGCCGGCAAGGGTCGCATAGTGCTGAGCTCTCGCCACCACTTCTTCATCACTCTTGCAGTCCTTAAACTGCGCCTGTTTCTTCAGTTCTTCTAATGTCATATCGTTCGCTTTTTGTGGCTCGTTCCTGAGCCGGTTGTTGAATGTCGTGTATATCTCCTCTGGGGTGCTGTCCTCAGCCACGGGGTCCGCATCATAAATGCCGTCTATCAGACCCATCTGCAGGGCCTCCTGCGCCGTCAGCCAGTGGTCTGTCCCGTCAAAGTATTGGGCTTTCACTTCTTCTTTGCTCATGCCCATGCGCTGGGCGTACATCTCGCCCAAACTGTCCTCCAGACTCTCTATCTCCGCGATGCACTTCGCCATCTCTTGCTTGTTGCCGTAGCAGCCGCCGCTCACGCTGTGAAGCATCAGACGCGCGTACCGGCTCATCTCCACTGGCTTGCCGCACAGCGCTATCACGCTCGCCATGCTCGCCGCAACACCGTCCACATAAAGACGTATGTCAGCATTGCTCTGGCGGATGGCGTTGTAGATGGCTATACCGCTGAACACGTCGCCGCCGTTCGAGTTGATGCGGATGTCTATACGCTCACTCTCTTCGGCGCAGGCTGCCAGCTCAGCAGCTATCTGCCCGCTCGCCACCTCGTAGCCGATGTCGCCATACATGTAGATGGTGCTCACGCTTGCCGCTTTCTTGATATTGAAATATTTGCTCATTGTCTCCTTTTTTGTCGGGCGGTTTGCCCATGTTGCGGTTGCAAAGTTAATGGCTTTCCGACCTCATTCCATACCCCCGGATTTATCATGAAACGTTATGGCGGCATCATAACGCCACAACTTGTCGTCATGCTTTTCACTCGCTCGGATTCACTCCTTTTCACGGTAATTTTGCACTGCATTTATTCACATTATAAACAGATTTTTCAATGGCAGATTTAACCAATACACAGAAAAAGGAGTGGGCTCGCACGCTTTATCTCCGAGAAAACCTCACACAGCAGGAGATTGCCGACCGTGTGGGAGTGTCACGCGTCACGGTCTCCAACTGGTGCCGAGCCGGCAAATGGGAGGAACAGAAGGTCGGACTCACGCTCACACGACGTGAGCAGGTACAAAGCCTCTATCGTCAGGTGGCCGAAGTCAACAACGCAATACAGCTCAAACCAGAGGGGCAACGATACCCTGATGCTAAGCAGGCTGACACTATCGTGAAGCTCACATCAGCAATACGAAACATGGAGCAAGAGGTGGGCATCGCCGACCGCATCGCTGTGCTCACTGATGTCATCGAATGGATGCGACCATCCGACCTCGACAAGGCAAAGGAGCTAACCTCGCTTTTCGACGCTTACATCAAGGACAAACTCTAACAGCGTATGAAACAGACTGACCGTATAGCACTACAAAACTGGGAAAAGTTCAAGGACAACATCGCGCGCGCAACGCCCGTCGATCGCTCCATGTCACAGGCCGAAATACAGAAGCACCGTGTATGGCTTGAAGCACGCCCGCTCGAATGGATAAAATTCTTTTTCCCGAACTTCGCACAGTATGAATTCGCACCTTTTCAGAAAAGGGCCATACGACGCATTCTCTCCAATCCCGAGTGGTTCGAGGTAATCTCATGGAGCCGAGAGCTCGCCAAGTCCACTTGTGCCATGTTCTGCATCATGTACCTCACACTCACCGGGCTTAAACGAAATGTCATACTCACATCCAATTCCTTCGACAATGCCGTCCGACTGCTCGACCCGTTCCGGGCAAACCTCGAGGCCAACGGGCGCATCATCGCCTACTACGGAAAGCAGCAGTCGCTCGGCTCATGGACGGAGGACGAGTTCATCACCAAGCAGGGCGTGGCATTCCGGGCACTTGGTGCAGGACAGTCACCACGTGGCTCCCGCAAGGATGCCGTCCGCCCGGATGTATTGATTGTCGATGACTTCGACACAGACCAGGACACACTCAATCCCGACATCATACAGAAACGATGGGACTGGTGGGAGAAGGCGCTTTACCCAACGCGCTCTGTCTCTGAGCCTACACTGGTACTCTTCTGCGGCAACATCATCGCCAAGGACTGCTGTGTCGTCCGCGCAGGAGCAATGGCCGACCATTGGGACATCGTTAATATCCGCGACAAGGACGGACACTCCACATGGCCCGAGAAAAACTCAGAGGAGCACATCGACCGTGTTCTCGCCAAGATTTCCAAGAAGTCAGCACAGGGCGAGTACTTCAACAACCCCATCTCAGAGGGCGAGATATTCTCCGAGATGGCTTTCGGAAAGGTGCCGCCGCTCTCGAAGTTCAAGTTCCTCGTGGCTTACGGCGACCCCGCTCCGGGCGAAGGCAAGGGCAAAAAAGGCAAGTCGTTCAAGACGGTCTCACTCCTCGGCAAGCTCTCCGGCAAGCTGTACGTCATAAAGACGTTTTTGGCTCAGGCGCTCAATGCCGAGTTCATCGACTGGTATGTGCAGCTGCTCGCATTTGTCGGAGGTCGTGCTCCGGTCTATTGCTACATGGAGAACAACAAACTCCAGGACCCGTTCTTTCAGCAGGTATTTAAGCCGCTCGTCGCCAAGGTGCGACGCGAGCAGGGCGTACAGCTCTACATACGAGGCGACGAGGAGAAGAAAACCGACAAGGCAACACGCATCGAGGCCAATCTGGAGCCCATGAACCGTGCCGGTAATCTCATACTCAACGAGGCGGAACGCGACAATCCACACATGAAGGAACTCCTCGATCAGTTCACGCTCTTCACCCTCTCCCTGCGCTATCCGGCCGACGGCCCTGATGCCGTAGAGGGCGGCAATCGCATCATCGACGAGATTCAGCACAGGGCGGAACCGCCCCTCACACGCTCGCGTGCCGACATACGCACACGCAACAAACGAAGATTATAAATTCTAAACAATGTATATATGAGCCAATTTGTACAACTTTCCGACTACGATGCCTCCATTCACCGAGAGATTCTCGATGCGCTCACCAGAGCCGACGAATCTCTCATCGAGATTTGTGAGGATCGGGCCATCGCCGAAATGCGGTGCTATCTATCCAAACGATACGACTGCGACCGTATTTTCGCGGCCACCGGGTCCGACCGACTCCAGCTCGTACTCATGATGGTCATAGACATCGCCGTATACCACATCTTCTGTATTCACAACCCGCAGAAACTCTCGCAGCTGCGCAAGGACCGCTACGACCGGGCTGTCGAGTGGATGAAGGCGGTCGCCGCAGAGGACATCTCCATCGAGGGGGCACCGCTACTGCCCGAGGAGGTGCGTGCAGCACATGCGCCATTCCGCTTGAAAAGCAACACCAAACGGGTCAATCACTGGTAACTGACAATTAAAAATTCTGATTATGACAAAACGAAAGTATAGCAAAGCCCCAAAGGGCAAAATAACCATAGGCGGAAACATTCCGCAGCAGGGACAGCAGCGCCCAAATGTCATTGTGCTTACGCAGCCAAAGCGCTTCGGCATCGACATCGCCGACTTCACTTCGGCTGTCAGGGCGGCAGAGGATGTCGATTTCTCGCGACGATACAAACTCTACGACCTTTACTCTGACATACTCATGGACACACACCTCTCCTGCGTCATCGAGAAGCGACGCAATGCCGTACTGTGTGCCGACATCGAGTTCTGGAGAAACGGCAAGCCCGACGAGGCGGTCAACGAGCAGATTAAGTCACCATGGTTCTCACGGCTCGTCACCGACATCATCGATGCAAAGATGTGGGGCTTCTCCCTATGTCAGTTCTATCGCCAGGGCGAATGGGTCGATTACGACCTCATACCAAGAAAGCACGCCGACCCGGTGCGCCGGCTCATACTACGACACCAGACCGACATCACCGGCACCTCATGGGACGAATACCCCGACCTGCTTTTCATCGGATCGCCTTCTGACCTCGGACTCCTCGCCAAGGCTGCACCATGGGTCATATACAAGCGCAACACCACGGGCGACTGGTCACAGTTCTCCGAGGTCTTTGGCATGCCCATTCAGGAGTACACTTACGAGACCGATGACGAGGACTCACGACAGCGAGCCATCGACGATGCCTACAATGCCGGCTCGCTCGCAGTTTTCGTGCATGGCAAGGACACCACGCTCAATCTCGTCGAAGCGGGCAACAAGACGGGGTCGGCTGATGTCTACGAAAGGTTCTGCGAACGCTGCAACAACGAGATTTCAAAGCTCATACTCGGAAACACGCTCACCACCGAGTCCTCAGAAAACGGAACGCAGGCGCTCGGCACGGTACACAAAAAGGTCGAAGACAAAGTAGCGCAAGCCGACCGACGATACATCCTCGATGTTCTCAACTACGATATGAGCGACATTTTTCTACGTATGGGCATCAATACGGCAGGAGGGGTCTTCTGCTTTCCTGAACAGAAGGACATCGACCCTTCCACAAAGATGAACATACTCACGCAGCTGCGATCCAACTTCCAGCTGCCTGTCTCCGACGACTATCTCTATGAGGAGTTCGGTGTCGAAAAACCTGCCGACTACGACAAGCTGAAAGCCGAACAGCAACAAAAAAAGGAGGCACTTGCCTCCATTGCCAATCAGCAGTTCCCTGCCGATGATGATGACGAACCCGAAAACAGCGACGACAAAAAGAACCCCGAACCGTCGCCAAAACAAAAAAAGTCTTTCAAAAACTGGCTGCGCTCTTTTTTCGCAAAAGCCCCGCAACCGGGCGGGGCGGATTTAGAGTGGTAGTCAACAATCTCTACCAGGCGAAGACTGACGATGTGGCTGCGTCCATGGAGTTCTCCGACGATTTCATCGCGCAGGTTCTCCACGACATCTACCGTCGGGGCAAGGCGCAGTCTCCCATCGACATTTCGCCCGAACTGTTCCGTGCCATCCTACGTAGGTTCAATGAGGCTACAGCCGATGGGATGGCTGCAGCCGATGTGCCCGACATGGATGACGACTTCCGTCAGGCGCTACGTCATTCCAACGAGGTATTCTCTGCCTTCAAGGTCCACCGTATGCAGTCAGACATGGCAAGACTTCTCACCGATTCAAACGGCGATTTAAAGCCATTCAATCAGTGGGCAAACGATGTCATGCCCATCGCCTCGCATCAGTGTGGGGCATGGCTGCGCACCGAATACGACACGGCTCTCATTCGGGCACATCAGGCTGCCGACTGGCAGCAGTTCCTCCGGGAGGCTGATGTGCTGCCTAACCTCAAATGGATGCCATCCACATCGCCCAATCCAGGCGCCGACCATCAGCTCTTTTGGAACACGGTCCGACCCATCAACGACCCGTTCTGGACTGAACACCGGCCGGGCGATCGATGGAACTGCAAATGCTCGCTGACATCCACCGACGAACCATGCACTGCTGCGCCCCTAAACGACGCGATGAGCAATCCGCAGCCAGGACTCGATTCCAATCCAGGAACTGACGGGGCTGTGTTCGCACAGTCGCATCCGTATTTCCCCAAGTCATGCAGCTCATGCAGTTTCTATAAACCGGGCTTCAGGGACAAGCTGAGCCTTTTGTTCAACAACAAGGCTAAAGACTGCTACAACTGCCCGTACATCAACAACTGTTTAGACTCGTTATGCAAATCAGATAAGCCAGATAAGGAGAAATTAAAAGCTAATAGGGTTGAATACAAACGCTTGCTTCACGACCCAGAATACAAAGATGTTGTTTTCGACAAACGTACTGGTGGACTCAAAGCCGCACATATTGGTCATATAACTCATGAGGGCGAACACGCACAGAGGTTCTTTGGCGGACTTACTTCTTCCGACCTGGAAAATGAATGTCAAAATCAACTGTTCTCAATGGGACACAAAGCTATCTTCTGTAATGAGACAAAAAAGAAAAATGGACAGCAATTAGCGGCTCTCGATATGGTTATGGATGACAAATATATGGACATACGCTCGGTTACTGGACGTGGATGGTACTCAAATATATTTGTTAAAAAGAATGATCAGTTACGCCGATACAACAGCAGAAGCGACGTCGAGGAGAAAGCGGATGCTCTTTGTCTGTATTTCCATGATCCAAACCTGTTTGATGAGACAAAAATGAAAAAATCCATCAACTATTTCAAGTTCTATCGGAATTTTGACGGGAATCTGCTTGATAAGGATTTGAAGCATATCTATTGTGTCATAAAGGGTAGAAACGAGTTGCTTCACTATGAAATATGAAAAAAGCCGGGTCTCTCAAGGAACACCCCGGCGCCAGATGCGTGCCGAAACACACATAACTTATTTCTAAGTCACCGCAAAGATAACAATAATAATTTAATAGACAAGCGTTATGAACAAATTTTTCTCTTTTTTCGCAGCATCTAACCGATACAAGCATCTCATCGGTGGCTTCATCGTCGCCACACTTGCCGGTTCTTTCTATGCTGCCATATATGCCGCAGCCGTCGCTGCATCGTGCCTCGAACTCAAAGACCGCCTAAATGGCAACCTCTGGGACTGGACTGACTGGCTCTGCACCGTTCTCGGCGGCATCATCGCAGCACTCTTGTTTTACGTCTTATTCCCAATGGTATGGAACTAAAGGATTTCTCAAACCAACTAAAATCGCATAGCAAGCAAATCGACCATCTTATGCGTAGGCGCTTGCCCGTCATTGCAGGGCGCATGGCAAAGGACTTCTTTCAGAACAGTTTCCGCATCAGTGCCTTTGTCAATGGTGGGGTGCACCATTGGCAAACCACCGGGAGGCAGCTCGCAGGGGGCAAGACGGCAGCGTCGCGCTATGGACCGCTCCTTTCCTCACGCAACCATCTGTTCGCGTCCATAAAGTACACACCGTCAGACTATCGCGTCAAGGTGGCAAACGACCTGCTATATGCTCCCATACACAACTGGGGAGGAACGCTGCACCCCTCTGTCACACCTAAGATGCGACGCTTTGCATGGGCCATGTTCTATCGCGAGGCTGGCATCAAGCGCAACGCCTCCAAGAAAAGCAAAAAGAAGCGTACCGACGAGGCTGCTGCAAATCCACGCGCACAGAAGTGGCGTGCCCTCGCTCTCACAAAAAAGAAGAAACTCTCCGTACATATCCCACAGCGACAGTTCCTCGGAGATAGCCGAGAGCTGCAGGACATGATACACGAACGCACTAAACAGGAAATTATCAAGATATTAAACTCAGAAAAATAAAATCATTATGGAAGAATTGTTCAAACTCATTATCGAACTCATCACTAACAAAATGACCGGTCTCTCACTCGTTGACGAAGACTGTGGTCAGTTGGAGGCAGGCATTGAGGAAGATGCCTACCCGGTCACCTTTCCGTGCGTCCTCATAGGCAATCTCGAAGCCGATTGGACCAATGTCGGCATGGGAGCCCAGAAGGGGCAGGTGCAGTTCTCTGTACGTCTCGCCGTCGATTGCTATGACGACACGCACTACGGATCGGGAACCGAGTCAAAGGTGGCAGAGCGTTTGCAAATGGCAAACAGCCTCTACACCGCATTGCAGTGTTTCCGTCCATTCGGATATATGTCGCCGATGATACGCACCAAGTCGCGTTTCTATTCTATGCCCGGTGGCATAAAGGTCTATGAGTACATCTTTTCGTTCACCATACACGACGAGTCTGCTCTTCTCTCACAGCGTCGGGAATAGCTCCAGCTGGCTCGCGGTAAGCCGAGGAACCTTCACCTTCGGCAGGGGCTTCACGTTTACCATACCGCCCTCCCTGCATTTGCGTCTGATGATGCTCATGATGCGCTCTTCCGAAATAAAGAACTCACGTTCTGAAAGAAGCTTCAGGGCATCATCAAAACGTAGGCGCTGCACCTCCGTCCAGTAATAGTAACGGCGGTACAGAGCCTCGTCCCTCAGCTTTATCAGCTCTTTATTCCTTCCTTTTTTCATAGTCTGCAAAAATAAACTTTTTCCCTTAAACCGCAAGCAAAAAGCCACCTAAATCGCTCATATTTAGGTGGCTTTATTCATCTTGCGCCCTC